ACCATACCGTATCTAGTTTTGAAACCGATTTTCGGTTGGAAGTTATCCTGACCTACTGCTCTAACCATTTGTAGAGGTACATACGGACAATAGAATAAACCAGCGTCGTATGGAGAAGTTCCTTTGTAACCAACAACGTAGTACTGTTTAGTAGGTGACGCATTGCTTGCCATGTTAGCAGCATATGGGTCAATGTAAACTTTGTACTTACCATTTAATACACCAGCAAAAGTATTACCAGTATCGTCAATGTTTAAGTTGTTGTTTAATGCAGGAGTGTAATCCAAAACACCCGCCATTTGTAACGCAGAGGCAACATCTGAAGAACAGATAATCATGTTACCTTTTCCTCTTCTTGTTCTCTGAGCGATTGTGTTTGCATCTCTCTCTAGTTGGAACATAAGACCTTTAAATCTTTCAACAGACCATCTACCATTAGAGTCTGTGTCAAGGTCAAATACCCCAGCAGTTGTTGTGTTAATTGCAGCGTGTGAGTTGTCATTATCAGCAGCACCTACTTCAGCAGTTCTGTAAACTGTTCTAACTACTTCTCTATTGATCTCAGCTAAGATTTCAGCAGATAATATGTTAGACAATTCAGTTTCAGCGTCTAAGCCGTGAATTGCTTTAAGGTCCTGTGCTAATTCCATAGTGTACTCAGCCTTTAATGCTCTACTTTTTGCAGTAACAGTTGACTTCTCAATTGAGAAAGCCATTTCAGCAAAAGAGTTACCAGCGGCATCCCCTAAAGCTTCTGCATATGCAGTTGTCATACCAGTACCAGTTGTGTAACCAGTAGAAGTACCTATTGAGTCATTAAGAACAGCTGGGTTTTCCCCACTCTGTGCTACAGCGGAAGCCCCAGACACAGAAGAACCAGTTTTGTTTCTTCCAGAAAAGTCTGTATCAGCTTCGTCAAAAAGAGCTTCACCACCACTTTGAGTAGCATATCTGCTTCTCATAGCGAAAATCAAGCCTGTTGGGCCTGACATAGGTTGAACACCAGCGATATCGTAAGCGATAAGGTTTGGCATTGCTCTTCTAACTAAGCTAATTAAAATAGGATTCCAGTTTTGTATTGCGGAACCAGTTGCGTTAGTTGGCGCAGCTTCTGATAAGAAAGCAGCGTCTTCTCTTAACGATTTCTCTTGGTTCTCCAATATCATTGAAGTAACGGCTCTTTTATAACTATCCTTGACCTCGGGAAGATCAGGATGGTCTAAAACGGGCTGCCACTTGTTTTGCATTGATTCAGATAAAAACATTTTCTATCTCTCCTTCTTTTTTAGTTAATTAACTACCCTTACTTTACGTAAGGATTTTTATTTGATTTACTAATTGCAGCAGTGTATGCAGCCATTGATTCGTTCATAGAACCAGCATTGTTTTCTGCCACCTCATTAGATTCTGTATCACTCGCTTTTGCTTTAGGATAGTAAGAATTTTTTAATGTTTCTATACTTGTTCTAAAACTTTCAGCGTCCTTATATTCAATTCCTTCTGCTAAACCTTTAAGTTTTTCAGTTTCAGTTTCAGCAAGATCAGATGTAACATCATTGATGATATCCTGTCTTACATGTTGACCGATTGACTGATTCAACTCAACGTTTTTCTCAATAGTAGAGTTAACTTCTTCTTTTAACTTTTCTATTTCAGCAGTCTGAGCCTCTATTACATCATACTTCTCTTGTGGAACATTGATATAGTGAGATTCAAATAAAGATTTAAGACCACCGATAAAATCTTCAGTAATCTCAGCTCTTAAACCTTTTTCTATTGCTAATTCGTTTTCTTTCATCCACTCCTCAACAACATAGTTTAGGTAAGCGTCAACTTTTTCTACGATTTCTGATTTAGTTTCTTCAACTTTTTCATTAACCTTAGTTTCGTATTCACTCTCTAAATTTTCTATTTCTTCAACGAGTTTTGCTTTGATAGAAGCTTCAAATATAGTAGCAGCTTTTGCTTTAAACTCTTCCGAAAGGTCTTCACCTTCAGTTAGAGCAGCAACATCTTCTTTCATGTCCATATCTTTAACTTTATCTTTAGCAGTTTCTTTTTTAACTTCTTTTTCTTTATCCATTATTTCAGAAACTTCTTTTTTCTTCTCGTCTTCTTTATCAGCAACTTCTTTAACTTCTTTATCTTTTGACTTATTAAGAGCGTCTAAAGCTGCTTTAGGCATTTCGCCTTCTTTCATATCTTCTTTATCTTTAGAAGCTTTCATAATTTCTTTTTTCTCATCTTCGTCAGCAGTTTCCTTAACATCTTTCTTCTCGTCTTCTTTATTTTCAGACTTATCAGATTTTTTGTCAAGGTATTTTTTAAGACCTGCAGGCATTTCGCCTTCTTTCATATCTTCTTTATCTTTAGAAGCTTTCATCATCTCGTCTTTTTTCTTTTCGTCTTCTTTGTCTGCGACTTCTTTCATGTCTTCTTTTTCTTTGTCTTTTTTCTCTTCAGCTTCATTAGCATTGCTATATGATTTTTTAGGGTCTGCTTCAGCTTTTAGAGTAGGCATTGCGTCCGCTGTACCTGCACTTTTTTGTTGTGGGTCACCTGTAATGTGGTTAACCCCTTGTGCGAAATCTACTTTTGCGTCTGTCGGTGAAGTAACTGCTTTTGTCATAACTTGTTGTACAGTTGCTTGTAGCGACTTTGCTGGTTCAGCTGGAGCTGCATTTTTTGTTGGCAAATCTGCCACAGTATTGTCAGCCATCGTTCTATCTCCTCAATAGTTTTGTTGTTGTTATTGCAATAGTTACACCACTCCTCTCGGAATGAGTCAATTACTATTTATAAAATTACAGCTTTTTAAGAAAAGATTCAAATACAACAGCATTTTTATCTGCTCTTGCCATTCTCTCTTTACTTTCTACTTGTAACTTTAATTCGTTTACTTCTTGCTCTTTCAAAATCCCATTATTCCAAACCCACTCTTTGCCTTCCATAATGCCTTCTACGAAAGCGTCTGGAGCGCTGGGGTCCGCAACTATATCAGCTGCTGTTGCAAGATAAAAATCATCTTTGACTATGTTAGCACCACCTACATTTGCAAGTGTGCCCATTCCTCTACTTGAAACACCTAATTTTGCACCCTCGTCAATTAAACTTTTCACTATCTTTCCATATGGGGTATCTAAAATTCGTGCTTCACCTATAAAATTTGCGCCTTCTGGATATAGAGCCTTAATCATGTGCGAAACTCTTTCTAAATTTACTGTCGGGCCATCAGGATGACCAAGTTCGCCGAATGCTCTGCTTTTATTGATGAACTCTCTATTATATCTAAACACTTCTTTTTGAAGTATCTCTTTAGGATAGACTCTTCCATTCCTATTTTTCACGTCCGATTGCATGAATATACCTTTGATAGAATAGTTTTTCTTACCATTCTTTTGCTCTACGATATACTCTGCGTTTGATATTTCTTCGGTAATTAATTTCATTTGTATCTATCTCTAATTTCTCTTTAATATTTATACAAATTGCTATCTGAATACCACTAAAATAGTGTAATTATCACCATTTGCGAAATTTTTTGTAGATAGTAAAACATCACCTGTTGGTGTTGTTGCGTTGTTAGCTATCTCATTACCGTCGGCACGTAAGTCCCAAAAACCTTGACCAGACAACAAAACTGCGGTAGCGTTATCTGTACCATCCCATATTAATTCTACTGCTGACTTTGGATTAGCAGTATTAATTGAATAAAAAATTTTTGATATTTTACGATTACCATCTTCGGTCATAAATGTAGTTGCGCTAGCGTCAACTTTGTTAACTAACGTTTCACCAGTACCGTCTGAATAATTAGTTAATTTAACAGCAAACTTTACGCCTGTTGTATCCGTTAATGTCTGTGTAGATACTGTATCAGCCATGTTAGTGTCCTACGCCTACAGCACTAGCACTTACAGCACCACTTGATGAAATTGTATGTTTAGCATGTTTTTCAATTGTGATTTCATCTCCAGCAGTGTGTAATAAAGTAGTACCTAAAACTGTACTACCATCTTTTACTGTAATAGTATTTGAACCAGCAGTAGCGACTATTCTTACAAAGTGAGCATTACCGATATGATTATCTGATAATGTACCTGCGATCAGCGCTCCTTTTAGTATAATTGTTCCCATCTCTATCTCCTTAAAATTGTTAACGTTTCTTTATCAAAATACGTCATTAAATCTTGTTTACGTACACCATATTGTTTTGCAGCTGTATCAATATTCTTTTCAAAATTTGATATCACATCTGCGTCTTTATCAGCAGCTCTGAAGATCATATCTACAGCACGCTTCATTTTAGGCGTAAGTTTATTGTACTGTCTAGTACGCTTGTAATCGTTGCCTTCAGTTATATTATCTTTAATAAACTTACTGAGCCACTTCATCACTTGTTGCCTCTGGTGCTGGAGTTTCTGTTTCAACATCATTACCTGTAAACACATTTGCTTCTGGAGCGTCTGCGGCTACCTGTCCTGTAAATGCTGATTTTGCCACATCAACTTTAGCGTCATCCAAGGCAGCACTAACTTTATCAGCAAGAGCGTTTTTAATATCTTCTCCTGCTTGTTTGCTGTCGCCTTGTTGCAACGAATTAACGAATTTGTCTAAATTTTCTTTACTCATTATATTATTTATCTCCTATTTCTTTTTTTCTTCTTTAGGTGCTTCATCTTTTTTATTAGGATTCTTCGTTAAGATTTCAGAAATTACTTCTTCTTTAACTTCTTCCTTAGGTGCTTGCGATTTCTTCTCTACGTAAGGAACGCCACCTGCACCATATCTAATTGTTTCCGACATTTTTGTCTCCTATTTCTGGTTTTTCTTTTTGACTGCCATTCGTTTTTTCTTTGGGACTGATTTGTGGGACTTCTTCCCCTTGTCCTTCAGAACCTTCGGCATCAATTTGCTTATCAATTTCATCAATTTCTGTTTCATTTTGTTTTAGTATTTTGGTTCGTATGTACTCGTTAGAGAAATACTTACCTACATATCCTTCTAGTTGTTGAGCCAATTGTACTCGTTCTCTCATCATTTCTGTATGTTTTAATTCAGCGAAATATCCATCTTGTAAGAAAGAATAAGTTATATCGCCTTGCATACTATCCCATTCCTCTGGTGCAATAACGCCCTTTAAGATCAATTGTGTCTTTAAAAGATCATGGAATAACATACAGAATTTCTTTCTTAATCTGCCTATGAATTTAGTAAACTTAACTTCATCTCTACTAATTTCAGCTGCACGACCAAGATTAAATCCTTGACCACCTTCTAATCTACTAATAGGTATATTAAGTGAACGATATAATTTCTTTTGGAAATATTCTATATCACCTATCTCACCTAAGTTTTGACCACCTGGTAAAGTAGTAATTTCAGTTCCTCTCCCACCTTCTCTACGAGGTAACCAAAAGTCTTCTAACATACTCATATAGTTTCTGTCATCTCTTATTTCACCAGTACTTGCGTCATATACAAGTTTGTTTCTATATCTAGCCATAACATCTCTTAAATATTGTTCAGCCTTGATTTTAGGTAAGTTACCTACATCAATATAGAATATTCTTCTTTCTGGTGCACGAGCAATTCTGTATATTACAACAGCGTCCTCAATCATTCTTAATTGATTGACAGGTTTAATTGCTTTATGTAAATAAGATAAGACTTGATTCTGATTTTGATCTATTAATCCAGACGGACAAAATGATATTGCGTCTGGTGCTATTCTTAATCCACCTGCGTTTGATGTCGCAGTAGGATGTATTCCTTTTTCGTTGAAAATATAATACTCTTGGAATTTATTTTCAAAAGCAAAAGAAGACGGCATTCCATCAGTTCTTTGTTTTCTGACCTCTCTTATTTTTTTAATTTTACGAGGGTCAATATATCTTAATTCTGTTATACCTAACCTAGGACTATCTTTGTCAATAATTTTATGATAGTGTAATCTTCCATCTACATACCATCTTCTAAAAATATCGTGTCCTTTAATATCAAAGTTTAATAACTTTAATACCTCTACAAATGATTCTCTTATTTTTTTCTTAATTGAATCACTATATTCTATTTTACTTAAATCTAATTGTACAGATTGTTGATTTTCATTTGATACAATTGCCTCAGATATTATATCCTCAATTGCAAGATCACACTCGGGATGGAGTGATACTTCTCTATATCTTCTAATTAAATCTAATTCGTTACGAGCAGTAACATCAAACCCACCATAAGACGCAAAAAACCCACCAGCGGGGACGGTTTGTGTTCCGTCTTCCGCTTGTGGTGGTACTATATTTTGTCTCGGATCGGTTGATGGAGTATTACTCCGCTCTATCTTAAACCCAAACAGTTCAGCCATAATTTAGTTTCTCCTATTACTAATACTTATAATGGTATTAAGTAGTAGTATTTGTTTCAAAGTATTGATATCTATGTGTAGCAGTAAAACTCTCTACAGAGTTGTTATCACTATACGATAGAGCAATATCATCCAGAGTAGTTGGAAACATTCCTCTAAATGTGTATGATTTAATCACGTTACCGTTACGATCTAATTGGTCAACAAATGCGTCAACTTGGTAGTCAACTGGATTGACTAGACCTTCGTTATCTGACATATTATTGATACCGTTCAACCATCTTTCGTATCCATTTCTGATTAAGAAGTTTGTATCATTTAAGATAGTAGTAGTCCATGTAGCAAATGTTCTATCACCTGCAACATATAACTCCCTACCTCTAAATGGTATTGCAACTTCCGTCACAGTCATGCCTGGTAAAGATGTAGATGTAGTTAGGAAAGACATTGTTTCAGTCTCCCCACCTATAGCTGCAAATCCAGGGAAAGGCATTGTTACTCTAAATTGATTGGCACGAGCTCCACCGCCTCTTAACTTAGCTTTAAAGTCATTAATATTTGGCATGTGTTTATCCTCCTACCACTTCTTCAAATGCAACGCCTGATCTTGTCGCAACGAATTGTAGTTGTATAAAGTTGATTGATCTATTTGGTTTAACAAATATGTCAGCTCTAAACTCATTACTATCAATGACATTGGCAGTATTATTAGAAGAATCACAAACTACTCTAAAGTCTGTAACACCTCTTCTACCTTGTACATCTCTAAGGAATGGTTCAACTATGTTTCTAAATTGAGCTCTTGTAAACTCGTCATTAAATTCAAATAGTTGAAATTTAGAAGCTGTTGATATTGCTTTTTCCAAAGTAATAAACAATCTTCTTACGTTTATTCTATCAAATGCACTTGGCGTTGATAAACCAGTTTTATCACCAAACAATAAAGTACCTTGTCCTGGTAATGTTACAACTGGGTTTACTCTCGCTCTGTACAATTCATCTCTTTGTCCTTGAGTTGGATTGTAAGCAAGTTTAACTGCACCTCTAATTACTCCTCTGTTGAAACCAGCAGGTGAGAACCATGAGTCTGCGATTAAATCTGTTCTTGCAGCTAATCCAGCAACGTCTCCGTTTAAAGGAACATATCTGAATACGTCATTATATTTGTCGTAAGTGAATTTATAACCACTATCAAATACTACGTATGATGATGATCTAATACTATCAAAGAAACCTTTTACATTAGTTGTTTGAGTAGTACTATTTGTAACGTTAACTACATCCGATCTTTCAGGAGAAGCAAATACTATTGCGTCTTTTCTGTTTTCAGCGATTGTAATTAAGTTATCAACGTGTGTAGCATTACCTTTACCAGAGATGATTAAATTAACATCTACAGTATCAGCGTCATTGTATTTTTCATATGCAGTTTTTAACTCGGCAGTACTTACAGCAGAACCATCTGCACCAGTTACAAGTGATCTTGCGAAGGGTGCTGATAAAGCAGTAAAAGTTACTCCATTACTTGCACTACCCCAATTTGATCCTGTAGCAACATGATCCATCCAATAAATGTATTCTGATTGATTGTAGATTACATCTGGATAGTAGTTAGTATCTCCTTGTGGTGTTTTAGCGTCAGAGGCTTTTGATACTGAATCAAATACTTCTAATACTTCATTAGCAGTACCTGTGATACCACCATCTTCATCTATAACAATGATGTGTAATTCATCATTTGACCCACTTCTTGTAGAAGCATAAGTTGAAGTTCCTGGCGCTGTATCTACTAGATCGTAGTATTGCCATCTTCTTCTTACTGCTGATCCGTTTGCAACAGCTGTGTGTAGTCCGCCTGTGCCTGAAGGATGTCTTACGAAAGTTAAAGTGTGTGTATTAACAGCTGTAACTCTATATTCGTGTCCACCAGACTCAGCAAAGTTTACAATATCGCCTACAGAAAAATCAGTTCCTGCTGTTAATACGATAGTTGTATCTCCGACTGCTGTTGAAGCGTCATTTGTTGTTGTTTTTGCAGCTTCTTCATATGCCGTTGCACTCGGACATACTGAAACTTTTAAATTATTACCCCATGCGCCTGCTGTTCTTGCAGCCCACTCGCCAACGTTAGCAGAACCGTTATTGTAAGGTCCTGTTGTACCGTCACCGTTAGAGTAATGATCTGTGTTCTTTATTCTTAATGCTGTTCCAGACGTAACAGCGTTTACACTTCCCGTGTTTGCAGCTCGTACTACTCTTAAACTTGATGAGTATTGCAAGAAACTTGCAGCACTAAACCAAAATTCAAAGTTTGTAGAGTCGGGTTTACCAAACGTTTCAACTAATTCTTTTTCAGACGCAATAGACGTTACTTCATCTATAGGCCCTTGATTGAATTGTCCTGCAACAGCACCGATCGTAGTTGCTACTGCTGGAATTACGTTTGTTAGATCCCTCTCTTGTACGAGAACACCTGGTGAAACTTGAAATGCCATATATTTGTTCTCCTCTTATTAGCTAATAGGTATCATTAATCTCGTTTATATTTATAAAATGTCACCTTTTCGTACGGTTACAGGAGTCCATACCTCTCCAGAATCGTCCTGATAACTGTCATCTTCTAAACCATCGTTCAAAAATCCGAAGGGTGCCATGTCTTGTTCTATTGCGTTTTGTTGTTCTTCATACATTCTAGCACGTACATCTTGGTCTGTCATCTCTTTAAAATACCTTTGATTTGTTATCCATGCAAATATAACGCAACACATAACTAAATCGTCATTAGAACCTTCTTCAGCTTGCCAACCACTACCTCGTCTTACAAATGTTGATAACTCTTGTATAGTATGAAAATCATTTATTAGTATTTTGTCACCTTCAAGTAAACTTTTTAAATTAGAACAACCTATACGTTTTACTTGTTTAGTCATACGAACACCTAATTGTGTACCTCTTTTAGAAAATCCACCACCTAATATCTGACCTGCTCTACCTTTCATCATACACATTAATAAGTTTGTATATTCTAATTCAAACTGTAAAGCGTCTGCTATTTGATGACCTAAATCATTTACCTCAATACATATATTAGCGTTGTTATATTGTCTAGCAACTTTTTCAATTGTATGAGGAAACAATATAGGTTTAATTTCGTTATCTCTAAATTTTGCAACCATTTTATAAGGCATTTCTGATATATCAAATATAACAAATGCTGAATAATCTCTTACAGTACCACGTGCTACGTCAACTGTCATAAGATAATCTTTTCCTTTTTCTGGTCTATGATACATATCTAAACCTGCGTTAGATACTATTGGTTTATTGTGTGATAACATTCTAATTTTAGATGGGTTAATCAACGTGTCAACTGATCCTACAAACTCACATTCAAACTCGGTAGCAAATTGTGCTTCACTTGTATTTCTTATAGTTTCTTCTTTCCACTTGTCATCTCTACCTGGTACCTCTGACCAATGTACTTCAATAGGTACATAGTCATTTCTTTTATGTATTGAGTCATTCCATAACTTGTAAAACATATTCATACCATGTGGTGTAGATACAATCATAACTTTAGAAGATTTACCAGAAGATATTGTAGGATAAACTGAACTAAAAAATTGCTCAGATATGTTATTAGGTATAAAAGCAAACTCATCAAGGAATATTATATTAAATGAACCACCCCTAATTGCACTTGATGATGTTGCAGCTGCAAGTATCTTTGAGCCATTTTCTAATTCAAGTGATCCTTTATTCCAGTTTAATACACCTTGTTGTAACCATTTAGGTAAGTTTTCATATGCAAGTTGTAATCTACCTAATAAATCTCTGGCAGTAGATGATTTGTTTGCAAGTATGGCAACGTTTATATTATCGTTAAATATAACTTGATGTAATAGATATGCAATAATTGTAGTTGATTTACCAGACTGTCTAGGTAGTTTACAGATAGAAAATCTATTATTGTGAAAAGTATCTACCATCTTTTCTTGGAAAGGATACAAATTAAAAGGTACTAGACCTTCATCAATGTTTACAATTCTTGTATATTTTTTTATAAAATGTATAGGGTCAGCCATACATTTTGCAATTTCTCTTACTTGATCTTCGGTATATTGTTGTTGAAGATTTGCTTTGTAAAGATTTGGGTTACCTAGATATGCTTCAGTCATATTAATTCTCTAAAACCTTATTGTTTTTCCAACATATAACTTCTTCTAATTCTGGTTTAACATCTGGATATGATTGTTTCCAACCATCATCTGTATTTTCTAACCATTCTTTTCTAGTTACTTCAGCTATACCTGCACTCATCATAAGCACTGGCGCATAATTCATCCATGTAAAACCATAGTCTTGCCATCTTTTTATATCTCTATTAAAACATACATTGTAAGATATGTCTATGTTACTAGACAACAAATAGTTTGTTAAATTAGCTGCAAATATTCCTACCTCAACACTTATATGTTCTCTTAATTTTGTTATTTGATTTGGTATCATTTCATCAGCCACGTGTTCTCCTCTTTTAATAGACTCTGTGTAAAAAGGATTTGCCTTTGTAACCAATCTAGGATAAAATACAAATAGATATGCTGATGATCTTATATGATTATAGTTAGGATTAGGATGTGATTTAGCATTTAAAGTGACGTTTGAAAAACCTTTTTCGTTATATTCTTTATCTGTTCTAATATGATTTTGATTACATAACTTCCATATATATTGTTTAGTTATTTTTCTATCAGGTCCATAAACATCAACATGATAAGCCATCATATTATTTTTAGATGGTTGAGTTTTCCACGCCTTATACAACGCTTCTTCTACCAATTCTTTAGCTGGTATTTTTACATCTGAATAAGTTACTATGTGTTTTCTATTGCTTTCTAATAATTCAAAATGTTTAGTCATACTTGTGCTCCTCAGGATTAAAACCATCTTTGAATGTTTTATCTTCCTCAGGAGTTACGTCTTTATTTTTATTCTTTAACATTTTATGTAATTCTGCTGAAGATCCTACGAATAAAGCTTGTTTAATATTTGTACTAGCTTTATTAGGTACATCTTTTAGTGTTTTAAGTTTACCTTGTAAGTCTTGTAATTTGTCAACTGTATCAGCAACTTGTTTAATTAAGTTACCTGCGACTTCATATGCTCTAGGGTGTTGACTTTCGTTTGCAATATCAAGTATACCTTGTATTGCGTCTTGTCCTCGTTCTATGAGATTGTAGTAATTTTCTCTACTATATTTGTAATCATTATCCACATCTTCTTTTTCCTTATCTTCTAATCTAGGAACTGGTGGAGTAAATTCTTTTTTGACTACAGCTTTAGTTAGTATTTTTTCGTTAGAAATACCAAGGGCTTCGTTTATTTTTTCGTCTATACTCATAATTATCCATCATAGTTTGTTATAGTAGTTGTAAATCCAAAATCATCATTAGCGTCAGCAGTAGTTGGATTAGGAACTACCACAATTCTTTCTTCTTTTGTTGCACTAGCACCTGTGTCATTATACATATCTGCCTGTGTTTCTTTAATAACTTTACTAGAATATATAGGGCCATATAGATAAGTTTTTGCTGTAAAGTTTAATGTGTAGTTTACTGCTCGTCTTTGGGTAAATGAACCATCATATGTATCCTGATAATCAACACTATTTAGAGTTATAGGTACATCTCTTTTTATGCCCATGGCTGGTATTGCATTTACTGTAACTGTATAGTCTGGTTGAAAATAGGGTAATATTTGTTCTATAATACATAGACCATCTTCAGCAGTTGCTGTAAATGAATATAAATTAAATGACAGATTGTATGGCACAGGATTATATTGATAATATTGTTTACCTGCGTCTGAAGTATTTACGTTTTTAAATTTACCTACTCTTTGTAATTTACGAGATGAGTCATAAGATAGTCCAGCAATTTCAAAACCCATACGAGGTAGTGACATCGCCATTTCTCTTTGATCTAAATTAGGTTGTTGTTCTAATCTTGTTAAAAACTTTTCTTTAGGCGAATATGATAAAGGTACTTTTAATCTTTGTACTGTACTACCACTACCATCTTTTCTTACAATAACAATGTTATTGAAGATTGTACCAAATGATACAACAATCTTTCTTAACGATTCGTGGTAAAATTGTTTTTCAAACATTATGTTCCGTCAACCTCTCCGAAAGGATTTCTTTCTGTAAAGTCTAGTATATCGTCCTCTGTACCAGCAGTATCAAAACCAGCGTCAGCATTGTACGTGGCATTGTCAGCGTAATCTCTTGTTTGTGTTGCAAGATTTATATCTACGTGTGTTTCTGCCAATAAGAAGTTTATAGTGTTTATTGTAGTATCAGAATTTTCTAACATAATACCACCACCATCTTCTAGTGTTAATTGATGTTGTAACTGATCTGTAGATAGTCTATCTTCAGCAATATCAATCTCTCCTCTACCTGTATCAATCTTCTCACTAGAATATTCAAATCTAGTTGTTTTTAATTTATATACTGGTAAATTTCCTAATTGAAAAAATGGTTCTTGGTCTTCTACAAATTGTATCTCAAAAAAACTATTCATTAAAGGTACATAAATTAAGTCACCTTCGTTAGGTCTTCCATCTACAATTTGTACTGCTTGATTATCTACTTGATTTTGCCATCTTCTTTTTGCGATAACAAATGTTGTATCTTCTCTTATTTCTAAACCAAATTTAGATACTAATTCTTGTTCGCCAGCAAAACCTTCAGTCGTTTCAATATACATTTCTAGCATATATGAAGCGTCAAATTTAGAAAGAGTATCTTCTCCTAAAACTAAATCTTTGTTGACTAGCGTTCTTGGTAAATAAAAACAGTCTTGTCCGTATATCTTCAGACCTTCTATGATTAAATTTTCATGTAATCTTTTTTCTGCTTCATTACCAATACCCTTGCCACCTTGAAAATAATGATTTACTGGCATGGTACTATCCTATCATGTAGGTTACAGGCGTTTCGTATGTGCCTCTTATTTCTTCTTCTAATTTTCTTATATCTTCTAATGACTCTGAATATATTTGTTGACCGTTAAGTGTAACACCACCTAACATTGCAACACCATTAAATTTAGATAAGTTAGCACCCCATTGTTTTTTAAGCAATGCTGTAACATATCTTTTTAAGTATATGTCATTATATACATCGGTCATAACAGTTGGGTCTAATTTTCTAAAACACTCAATTACAAGATACTCACCAACAGTTATATCTGTTTTCCAGTCCATATCTATAAAGAGTTTATTATTGTATTGGTTAAATCTAATAGGTTTTTCACCTACTAATATATGATCTAACATATCTAAATTTCTTAATACCATATCATAATGAATAACTGAAGTAGATGAAAAATCATATAGATCATTTAATCTCAATTGGTATCTAACATCAAACATATTCTGATTACCTCTATTTGAAAGAGGAAATATTCTAGTTACTGCCAATACAGCCTCTGGCACAACTATAAAATTATTTTGTTCAGACCATGCAGTAGTAACTGAATTTTTAGTAACAGTTGAAGCAGTATCACCTGAAGGTGATTTAATTCTATCTACGTCTGCTTGAGTTACTTTATATTTAAGGTATGTTCTTTCAACGCCATCATAGTGATATTGAGCAAAGTATTGTAACGCTTCGTCTAATCTATCTTCAGCCTGATCGTCATCTACATTGATTTCAATAACAGGTTTACCTAGTGTTCTTAAAGCGTACTGTTTTAACTGTTCTCTTGTTGCTGGGTTGGCCATATTAATCCTTTATTACTATTTATACGATTTTTAACTGTTACCAAGACGCAATTATGGTGCGTGTAAAAATCAGTTTAGATTTAGATTAGATGTTAACTTGTAGAGCCAACGATTGTTTTAACAGTAGATCCACCAGAGTCTAGTATCAATAATGTTACAGCACCAGCAAAGTGTGATGATGTAATACCTGAAATCGTATTGTTTCCAGCCACAATTGTTTTGTTCGTTAAAGTCTGTGAAGCAGTCAGTAACGCAATAGCACTTGTGTTTGATAAATCAGTTGAAGCGATAGATATGTTTCCAGTACCATCAAATGACTGACCAGCGATTGTTCTAGCGTTTGCAAGAGCAGTTGCTGTAGAAGCATTTCCTGTCAAAGCACCTTCAACGTTTGCGACTAAAGTACCTGTAGTAATTGATAAATTACCTGTTGCGTCATTTGTAGCAGTTGTAGTACCAACTACGAACTTATCAGCACTTTCATCCCAAGCCATAATAGCATTGTCACCAGTACTTCCTCTTTCAATTAGAATACCAGAGTCATTTGCATTTGAACCAGCACCAGAGTTTAACTCTAGTAGGTTATCTGAAATGGTTGTGTTTGTTGTTGCGACTGTAG